GCCGCCAAAGCCTTTGAGTCGATGTTTGCCGAACCCGGAGAACAAACAGAAACCAAGGCGCAAACGGATGAAGCGCAAGCCGAATCCGATGATGTTGGCGATGTAGAGACAGACGCGGAAGAGCAAGGCGAAGGGTCCGAAGACGTTGAAGCATCGAGCGAGTCAGACGAAGACGCTCAAGAGTCAGAGCAATCCAGCGAGCCACCAAAGTTCACCGTCAAGATTGATGGCAAAGAACAAGAGGTTGAACTCAATGAGTTGATCAACGGCTACCAGCGAACGGCTGACTACACACGCAAAACGCAAGCATTGGCTGAACAGCGCAAGGCCGCTGAAGCCGAGCTGAACGCGGTGCGTGAAGAGCGGCAAACTTACGCTCAATTGCTTACGGCTTTGCAACAGCAAATCCAACAGCAGCAGGAAAACCCGATTGATATGGAGAGTCTATACAGGGACGATCCAATCGAATGGGTGCGGCAAACCGAGTTGCAACGTCAGCGCAACGAGAAATTGGCAGCATCACAAGCCGAACTCCAACGCTTGAATCAGTTGCAGCAGGCCGAAGTGCAACGATCAATGAAAGCCAGGCTTGAGCAAGAAGCACAACTTCTTGTGGAGGCCATACCTGAATGGAAGAACGCTGATACGGCCAAATCCGAAAAGGCGGCTTTGATTGAATTTGGTTTGAAGGAAGGCTTTCAGGAAGATGATTTGAAGGGCGTGGCTGATCACCGCGTTGTCAAGTTACTTCGTAAAGCAATGCTATACGACAGGATTACGGCGAAACAGGCAACGATTAAGCCTAAGCCGCCAACCGTACAGCAGTCCAAAGTCATTGCACCTGGTAACCCTAAGTCCGCCAAAGTTTCCACGAGTGAAGTAGTCCGAGCCAAACAGCGCCTTGCAAAAACCGGCAACGTCCGTGACGCTGCCAAACTGTTTGAACATCTTATTTAAAGGAAACCCAAATGACTATCGCATCAAACACCTTCCTCACTTACTCTGCAAAGGGTATTCGTGAGGATTTGAGCAATCAGATTTACAACATCAGCCCTGAAACCACACCGTTCATGAACAACATTGGACGCGGTACGGCTAGCAACACGCTGTTCCAGTGGCAGACAGACACGTTGGCGGACAACACCACCGCAAACGCGCAACTGCAAGGTGATGACATTTCGACGTATGACGCTGTAACGCCAACCGTTCAACTGACCAATTACACACAGATTAGCCGTAAGACTGTGGTGATCTCTGGTACTGTTGAAGCTGTCAATAAAGCAGGCCGCAAGTCAGAATTGGCCTACCAGTTGGCAAAGCGTGCGGCTGAACTGAAGCGCGATATGGAAACCATCATGCTGGCTAACCAGGCAGCATCCGCTGGTGACTCGACAACGGCTCAGAAAACCGGATCGTTGCTCGCGTTCATCAAGACCAACACCGACAAGGGTACGAACGGTGCTGACCCCTCTTACACCACGCTACCCAACGATGATCGCAGCGATGGCGTAACCCGCGCATTCACTGAAACCATTCTCAAGAATGTGCTTCAAAAAGTGTGGGAACAAGGCGGCGATCCTTCGATTGTGATGGTTGGTGCCAAGAACAAGCAAGTTGTTTCTGGCTTCAACGGTATCGCAACGCGCTATCGTGATGTGCCTGCTGGTAAGCAAGCGCAAATCATTGGTGCGGCTGATGTATATGTCGGAGACTTCGGCCAAGTGAACATTGTGCCTAATAGGTTCCAACGTGATCGTGACGCGTTTGTACTGTCACCTGACTACGCCGGTGTGCATTTCCTTCGTCCGTTCCAGCAAGTTGAGCTTGCAACGACTGGCGATGCTGAAAAGCGCTTGCTCCTCGCAGAATATGGCCTTGCCATCTACAACGAGAAAGCACACGGTTTGGCGGCTGACCTTTCGACCTAACCAGCAACAAGGAACGGGGGCGGAAACGCTCCCGTTTTCACATGGAATCAAAACTTTTCGAGCATGATCCACTTCTTGGCCTAACGCGCATTTGGCATTACGACGAGGCCACAGACACAGCGGTGATTGAAACGATTCAAGACGCAACACCTATCGTTGAAACCAATAAGGCAGAGTTCGCATCGATTGACGAGCGCGCCAGGTGGAACGGTGAAGGTCTTGGCGTACAGGTTGCATCCATCCCCATGAACATTTACATGGACTTGGTGAGCAAGGGCATCACGCGCACAGAAAAAGATTTCAAGAAGTGGCTCAATGATCCCGATAACCGATTTTTCAGGACTCGACCAGGAAGGGTGTAATGGATAAGAAACGAATTATTAGTGTGTGTGTCCCTGCGAGGGACGAAGTGCATTCAGACTTTGCGTTCGACCTTGTAAACGCTGTGGCGTTTCATGTGGCGAACCATCCAAATGACGCAGTAAACGTCAACATTTCCAAGGGGACGTTGCTTGTAAGCCAGCGTTCAGAATTGGTCATGACCGCCATGGAAAACAACGCTGACGTGGTGCTGTTTATCGATAGCGATATGCGTTTTCCGCAAGATACGATTAAGCAGTTGCTTGACCGCGACTTACTCGTTGTTGCTGCCAACTGCCCGCGCAGGCGGATGCCAGTGGGGCCGACGGCGGCGAACTATGATCCAGAAACCCAACGCAAGGTGCCTGTCTATACCGGCGAGCATGACACGGGCGTTGAACAAGTGGACGCTGTGGGCACTGGCGTGATGATGGTTGATACAAACGTGTTTCGCGCCATTGAGATGCCGTGGTTCGCTACGCCATGGGATGTGGCGGCTAAGGGTTACATGGGCGAAGACATATACTTTTGCAAGTTATTGCGCGACAATCAGATTCCGTTGTATATTGATCATGACCTGTCCAAACACATTGGACACATTGGAACCTGGGAATACAAGCATCAGCACACCTGGGCAATCCGTCCTCAAGAGGATGCTTACCGAGCATCAATCGGTCTTAAAACCGAACTTCGCAAAAAGGACGCTGCCTGATCATGGCGCTTGGCACTTACGCACAACTTAAAACGTCGATTGCTGACTGGTTGAATCGGTCCGATTTGACGTCTGCCATTGCCGACTTCATCACGTTGGCGGAAGCCGAATTCAATCGAACTGTACGCGTTCGACAAATGATTGTGCGTGCTAACGCCACACTCGATAGCGAATACACGCAACTGCCATCCGATTTCCTGCAAATGGAAAATCTTGTGTTGCTCACGACAACGCCAACCAAATTGGAGTTTTTGAGCGATGAACAAAGCGATGACTTTTATACGCGTTACTTTTCGGCGGCTGGCACGCCGCGCTACTACACAATTATTGGCGATACGTTCAAGGTTGTCCCATCTCCAGGAACGGATACGACGCAAGTTCAAATGACGTACTACGGCAAGATTGCCGCGTTGTCTGATAACAACACAACAAACTGGTTGCTCACAAAGCATCCTGACTTGTACTTGTATGGCGCACTGCTTCAATCGGCACCGTACCTTCAAGATGATTCGCGCATTCCCGTTTGGAATGCCGCTTATGAGCGTGGCATTGAAGCCATGAAACTAGAGCAAGAACGTGCCAATTACAGCGGCACAACGCCACGCGTTCGCGCTAAACCAATGGGGTAATCCATGGCTAATTCATTCAGTGACTATCTTGAAAACAAAGTATTGGCTCATGTGTTTGGCGGATCAGCCTACACGGCGCCAGCAACAATTTACGTTGGCCTTTTTACCGCTGATCCTGGCGAGTCAGGTTCAAGCAACGAAGTATCAGGTAACGGTTATCTGCGTCGATCCATGGCGTTTACGGTAACGAATGACGCTGCCACTAATACATCAGCCGTTGAATTTCCCACCGCCACAGGATCGTGGGGAACGGTTACGCATACGGCGTTATATGACGCATCAACATCAGGCAATATGCTAGCCGTTGGTCAGCTTACGGCATCTAAATCCGTTGGAACGGGTGATGTGTTTCGTTTCAACGCTGGCGATTTTGATATTACGTTGGCGTAATGATTGGTTACGGTGCTAATGACTATGGGCGTGCAAACTATGGCGTACAGAGTTACGTTGAAGGCGCCGTTGTCATTAGTGCTGCGTCAAGCGTATCGCCAACAGGATCGGTGCAGCGCAATGGCGAAACAATCATTGACGCCGTGTCAACCGTATCCACTTCCGCTGGCGTCATTCGCGGCGGTGCTGTACTTATTGAAGGCGTATCAACGGTCGCTGCAAGCGGTGCACGCATTGCGGCGGGATCGGTTGCTGTGGCGGGTCAATCAACCGTTACAGCGGCAGGCACCATCGTTATGGTGGCATCCGTATCGATTGATGCCGTTTCAACGGTTGCTGCATCAGGCGGTGCAACCATTTCGGCGTCTGTGTCTATCGGCGCCACGAGCGCTGTAAGCGCAGCGGGCGCATTGAAGTGGTCACCGATACCAGACCCAAGCGACACATGGACGCCACAAATGGTTACCAGCGAATCATGGACCACGCAAACAGTTTCAGGAACAACTTGGACACCTCAAGTGTCACCTTATCGAGAGGCGGCTTAAATGGCTGATACCACGACAACCAACCTTAGTTTGACTAAACCCGAAGTTGGTGCATCCACCGACACATGGGGCAACAAACTCAACACGAACCTTGACACGATTGATGCAATCTTTGCATCAAACGGCACAAGCGTTTCCATGAACGTGGGCAGCGGAAAGACGCTTACGCTTGGCGGAAACCTAACGGGATCGGGGACGATCAATAGCGTCACCATTGGTCAGTCATTGGCGGCTGCGGGTTCGTTTACAACCTTAAGCGCATCCAGCAACGTTACGTTTAGCGGTGCTGTTGTCTTGTCATCCACGCTAACGGCTAATGGCAACACAACCCTTGGTGACGCAACTACAGACACGATTACGTTGACTGGCGCCACAAGATTTTACGCAGGAACGGATGCACTTCCAGGCATCACGCCGGCTAGCGATACCAATACAGGATTTTGGTCTCCGGCTGCGGATACGCTTGCTTGGAGCACAGGTGGTACTGAACGCCTCCGCCTCGACTCCTCCGGCAACCTCGGCCTTGGAGGAGCCGCCGCAACGGGATGCACATTAGATGTACAAGGCACAAGCGCACTCAAAATGCCTGTAGGCACAACCGCGCAACGTCCAACGGGCGTAACGGGTATGCAACGCTTTAACACGACTACAGGGTTTGTGGAGTATTACAACGGTGGTTCATGGGTGTCGCCTGCTTATAACGGCACGACTAAGGCTATTTTTGGTTATGGGCTTACGTCAGTTGTTGTTTCCATGACTAATTTAGTTTCTAACGTCGGTGTTGTGGCAACTGATGTTACAGGTGTCGGAACAGCAAGATATGGTTTAGCCGCTGCTAGCTATGGTGGTGATAAGGCCATTTTTGGTTATGGGTTTACAACAAGTGTTGTTTCCATGACTAATTTAGTTTCTAACGCAGGGGTTGTAGCTACAGACACAACCGGAGTAGGCACGGCGAGGTCTGATCTTGCTGCTACTAGTTATGGCGGTGACAAAGCTATTTTTGGTTATGGATATACGACAGGTGTTGTTTCCATGACTAATTTGGTTTCTAACGCAGGGGTTGTAGCAACGGATACAACCGGTGTAGGAACGGCGAGGTCTAGTTGCGCCGCTACTAGTTATGGTGGTGACAAAGCTATTTTTGGTTATGGATATACGACAGGTGCTGTTTCCATGACTAATTTAGTTTCTAACGTCGGTGTTGTGGCAACTGATACAACCGGTGTAGGAACGGCGAGATATGTTTTAGCCGCTACTAGTTATGGCGGTGACAAAGCTATTTTTGGTTATGGGTCTACGGGTTCTAATGTCTCTATGACCAATTTGGTTTCTAACGCAGGGGTTGTAGCAACGGATACAACCGGCGTAGGAACAGCGAGATATGGTTTAGCTGCCGCCGGTTATGGAACTGATAAAGCTATTTTTGGTTATGGGTATACGAGTTCTGCTACCGCTGTAACTAACCTAGTTTCAAATACAGGCGTTGTTTCCTCTGACGTTACTGGCATTGGAACGGCAAGAAGGTATCTCGCCGCAGCGGGGTATGCAAGCTAATGGCCTCTCCACTTAATACTGAATTCAACTACCGATACCAAGTTATCGGTAACACGCCTTGGGAAAAACTCAAGACGTTGAAAGGCTTTCTTGAGGGGCGTAAACGTGCGGCTGCGCTTGAACGCGTGGCGGCTTTGAAATATCAGGCCAAGTTAGCTGAACTTAATCACTTAAAAGAAATCAACGCACTTCAGCATTTAATCCTGAACCTTGAAGCAGAAATCGTTGAGCTTGAGTCGGTGCAGGAAGATCAGGCCCATGCGTTTGAGTTGAATCGCCAAGAGATTAAGATTCTTGAAAAACTCATTGCCGAGTTGTATGTGGAGTGTGAACAGACCCGCATTCCTGGTTACACAGACGATCAGATGTTTG